CGATGCGGGTGGACTGTAGGCAATCCGGGCCAGTCGCCGCGCACCAGTGGTCATTATAGGATAAGCGCATGACAACACAAGCCGCTTTCGTCGAGGTCGATCACCAGGCGTTTAACCAGGCGCTGACGCGTTTGGCGCGCGCGACTGAACGTCCGCAACCCGTGTTGCGCGGTATCGGCGAGTATTTGCGCAACAGCACGTCGGATCGGTTTTCAAGCCAGACCGATCCCGAGGGTCGGCCGTGGACGCCGCTTTCTGAAAACTACAAAGCGGGTAAAGAGAGCAACGCCGACAAGATACTGACGCTGGGCGGGTATTTAAGGAAGATCGTTTTCCAGGTCGAGGGCGACGAGGTGCGGGTCGGCAGTCCCATGGAGTATGCGGCTATTCACCAATTTGGCGGCACGATCAAACCCAAGAACGGCAAAGCCTTGGCATTTGGCGGTCGGGTCGTGGCCAGCGTGACGATCCCGGCGCGGCCATATCTTGGCGTATCAGACGCGGATGCGACGGGCATCGAGGAACTCGTATCGGACTATCTGGCGGGGTCTCTTGACGGCTAAAAATGGCGGGTTCTTAAAATCGGCCCGTGGCAGCGTTAAACATCCAAACCCTGCCTTGGGTATATCTTCACAAAAATCCATGCGTTAACCATGCGTTAAAAACGGTTTAAATGGCATTGGGGGATCGGATCGGGTCTTAGATTTGCGCCTGATCCTTAAAAACCGCACTACCCCCTTCAAAAACCGCCCCGAATCGTACTGAAGCGTTTCATCTAGTTTGCGGGTATTTGCCCCGGCACACTGCCGGTATGGCAACGCAAACGAAATCCCGCAAATCCAAACTGACCGCCCCGCGCGTGGCGGCGCTGACCGTGGCGTTATCCGACGCGGATACGGCCGCTGGCGAAATCCAGTTGTTTCCGGCGGGGGAATTTCGCACGACCGATGGCAGTGGCAGGCCCAAGGAAGTAGACGCTTGGCGCATGAATGGGGAAATCGCCGTGGCACTGATCGCCCAGGTTGCGGCTGCGGGCAGAGACATCGTCATTGATTACGAACATCAAACGCTGGCCTCGCAGGACAACGGTCAGCCTGCGCCAGCGGCGGGCTGGGTGCGCGAGCTCATTTGGCGCGAAGGCAAAGGGCTGTGTGCAGTGGTGGACTGGACGGCGCGGGCGCGCGAATACATCGCCAATGGCGAATACCGCTACATCTCGCCGGTGTTTCCGTACGACAAGGATGGTAGGCCGTTAGACATTTTGCACGTTGCGCTGACGAATTCCCCGGCGCTGACCGGAATGGACGAAGTGCGGCTGGCGGCGGCAAGCCGCTTAGCGGCATTGACGAGTTTTCAACCCCAAGAGGAAATTCACATGGATGCGTTATTGAAGGCGTTATTTGCGCTGCTTGGTTTGGCCGAGGATGCGAGCGAGGAAGAGGCGCTGACCAAGTTGACAGAACTCTCCGAGAAGATCAAGGCGACCGAGGTCAAGGTCGAGGAGCTCACCGCCGAAGAGCAAAAGAAAGACGAGGAGATCGCAACCTTGAGGGCACAGACCAAGGTTGATCCTGCCAAGTGGGTTCCGGCGCAAGCCGTGGTTGATCTGCAAAAACAGGTCAATGAATTGAGCGCTACGCACACGGCGCGCGAAGTCGATGAGGTTGTCACGGCGGCGCTGACGGCCAAAAAGTTGACGCCTGCGCTTGAGCCCTGGGCGCGCGAGCTTGGCAAAAAAGACATTGCGGCGCTGCGCGCGTTTGTCGATCAAGCCGCGCCGATTGCGGCCTTGACCAGCCAGCAAACGGCGGGCATCAAGATCGGCAATCAGACGGTCAATTTGCCCGAGTCCGAGCTTGCCGTATGCCGCGCGATGGGGATTTCCCCCGAAGCGTGGGCCAAGCACGGCGCGTAACCCGTCTATTTATATAGGAGATTGAATCATGGCTTTAACGCAAGACCGAGACACGCTGCGGCGTGATGGGCGACTGTTCATGCCGATGGTGGCGGCGGACACGAGAATTTTTGCGGGCGCAATCGTAGGTTTGACGGCGACAGGCCACGCGGTTGCTGCGGGATCGAACGATGTTGTGAACATCGTGGGCGTGTCGCAGGAACAAGCGGACAACCGCAACGATCACGAGGGTGCGCGTTTTATCGGCGTCAGCCGTGGCACGTTTGCGTTCAAACAGACGGGTACGGCCATCACCAGAGCGCACGTCGGCAAGGCTGTGACGGCGGTCGATGATGAAACGGTGTCGCTCATTGATCCGAACGCCAATCCGCCGCAGATCGTCGCGGGCATTGTGCGCGATGTCGATAGCGACGGCGTGTGGGTCGAGTTTTAAGACAAAGGAAAACCATCATGCTTATCAACCAACAAAATCTGCAAGTTCTTTTCAAGGGCTTTAATTTGACGTTCCAGCAAGCGTTCGAGGGTGCGACTTCGACCTGGGAGCAGGTCGCAACGCCCATTCCGTCCACCACGGCCGAGAACATTTATCCGTGGCTGGGGCAATCAACGCAGTTTCGCGAATGGGTCGGCGAGCGCGTCTATCAAAGCCTCAAACTGCACGACTACCGCATCAAGAACAAGACGTTCGAAAACACCATCGCAGTGCCGCGCGAGACCATCGAAGACGATCAATACGGGGTCTTCACGCCCTTGGTCGCGCAGTTGGGTCAGGATGCGAAAGAGCACCCGGATTTGCTGATTTTTGAGTTGCTCAAAAACGGCTTCACAACCCCCTGCTACGACGGGCAGTACTTCTTTGATACGGATCACCCGGTCGGCGCGCAGGGCAAGCAGGTGTCGGTGAGCAATTTTCAGGGCGGCACGGGTCGGCCGTGGTTCCTGCTTGATACGAACCGTGTGATCAAACCGCTAATTCTACAAAAGCGCCGGGATTACGCCTTCGTCTCCAAGCAAGACCCGGCTGACGAAAACGTATTCAACCGCAATGAGTTCGTCTACGGCGCGGATGGTCGCTGCAACGTGGGGTTCAGCCTGTGGCAGTTGGCGTATGCCAGTCGCGAACCGTTGGACGCCAGTGCGTTTAACGATGCGTACGCGTGCATGCAGTCTTTCAAAGGCGATCACGGCAGACCCCTTGGCATTCGTCCCAAACTTTTGATCACGGGGCCGCAGGATCGGGCGGCGGCGCTGGAAGTGGTCAAGGCCGAACGGAATGCGGCGGGTGCGACCAACATCAACCGCGACGTGGTGGACGTGGTGTCTGTCGCGTGGCTGGCGTAAGGGGGACGTATGACGACGATGACGGTATTGCGCGTGGTCGCCAAGAGAGAAGGCTTTAGGCGCGCGGGATTTGTGTTTGGATCGCAGCCGCAGGATGTGCCGCTTGACCTGCTCACCGCTGCGCAGCGCGCGGCGATTGAACGCGATCCGATGCTGCTGGCAACGCAGGTCGAAGTCGAGATTGAAGATCAAACCGAAGCTTTGACCGAGAACCCGAATCCGGATGCAGGGGCTACAAACGCGGCCGACCCTGGGGCGAGCGCCGCCCGTGGCCGCAAGCGCAAATAAGGGACTGCCATGGCCTACGCCACACCTTCGGACATGATCCGCCAGTTTGGTGAAGCCGAGGTTTTAGCGCTTGCCGATCCCGAGCACACGGGGCAAGTCGATCAAGGTGTTCTTGCGGGCGCTTTGATTGATGCCAGCGCCGAGATCGACAGCTATTTGGCGGGTCGCTACAAGCTGCCGCTTGATCCAGTGCCGCGCAATCTTATGCGGCTGTGCTGCAACATGGCGCGGTATCACCTGACGGGCACGAACCGGCTGGAGACCGAGCATATCAAGGATCGCTACGACGCGGCGATCCGGTATCTGGAATTTGTCGCAGCGGGAAAGATCACTCTGGGCCCCACGCAAGACAATGGGCCCACGCCGAATCCTTCGGGGTCGGTGCAGTTCGTCGGCGGTGGCAAGGTGTTTGGGCGAGATAAGCACGGCGGGGCGATGTGATGGCGACGCAACCTGTCGTGTGTGTCGAAGCGATTGAGGCCGCCATCATTACGCGGCTGCGCGCAGGGCTTGGCCGCATGGTGCGCCAGGTCGATAGCTACGGCGGAGAGTTTGACGAAGGGCTGCCGCAGATCATCCGCCAGTTTCCCGCCGCGTGGGTAACGTTCGCGGGCGTCATGAGCACGCGACCCCAAAGCACGTCGCGCGTGCGCTACATCGTGCGAGGTCGCTTCGTGGTGATGATGGGCGATAGGAGCGTGGTTGCCGCCGCAAGCCGGCGCAGCGCGGGCGACCCTGGCACCTATACCTTGCAACACGCCGTGCGCCGATTGCTTGCCAATCAAGACCTGGGACTTGATGGTGTCGATGTGTTGCAGCCAGGCGCGGTGCGTACGCTTTTTAACGGGGCGATTCAGCAGAAGGGGTTTTCGATCTTCGCGTGCGAATTCGATACCGCCTGGCGAGAGGAACCGCTACCGGCTGGACGCTGGCCATCGCCCGATCCCACAAACCCCGACGATCCCGATGCGATGTTTGCCGCCTACCAGGGCCAGCTTGATCCCCCGTATCCAGACCTGACGCACGTGCGCCTGGATCACCGTCTACCCACAACCGCTAGTGACGATGCGCCCGATGCATCCGACCTGGTGAAACTGAAAAAAGGATGAGTTATGGACACCATCACCGTTAAAGCGTCCGAGGGCCTTCGCGTGCCGCGCGAAGACAACCACCGGACGTACATCACCGAGAGCGAGGCTGTGTCTGTGCCTGCCAGCACGTATTACCTGCGCCGCATCGCCGAGGGCGATCTGGTGCAGGTTGAATCGGTGCCAGATGAGTCGCCCGAACAGCCTAAACCGAACAAGTCCAGCAAGTCCAAGGGAGAACAATAATGGCCAGTCCTAATGTTTCGTTTGACCGAATTCCGTCGAGCGTCAGAAAGCCCGGCAAGTATTTTGAGTTCAATACCAAACTTGCCAAACGAAGTCTGCCGACGAACCTGCAACGTGTGCTACTGGTAGGGCAGCGGCTGGAATCGGGTACGGTTGCGGCGTTAACCCCTGTCAATGTTTTTAGTGACGATGAGGCGGCAACGTATTTTGGGCGCGGTTCGATTGCGCACCGGATGTCTGCTGCTGCGATTGAAGCGAACCGCTACGCACAGATTACGGTCGTGGCGGTCGATGATGCTGAGGCGGGCGTGGCGGCGAAGCGCGTGCTCACGACTTCCGGGACGGCGGCCACCCCCGGCGCGTTGTATCTTGAAATCGGGCGCGACCGCGTGGAGGTGGCAATTCCAAGCGGTATGAAGCAAGGCGAACTTGCGACGGCACTATCTGACGAGATACTAAAACATCCCGATTTGCCGGTGACGGCGGCGGCATCTGGCAACGCTGTGACGCTCACGGCGAAGAACAAGGGGACTTTCGGAGACGCCATCAAGTTACGCGCGCATGTTGAACAGGCAAAAAACGTTAAAGTGTCTGTACAGCCTGCCTTATTTGGTGGGTTGAACGATCCTGATTTAGCGCCTGCGTTTGCGGCGGTATTCGGCGCGAGTTACGAAATTTACGCGATTCCCTATGCCGCACCAGCTGCGTTAACCGCTTTGCGCGCGCACGTCGAAGCGCTCGGCCACCCATTGGAGCAAAGGGACGCCATTGGGGTTGCCGGTTTTGTGGGAACGCTGGCGACGGCTACGACGCGTGTAGCAAACGTCAATTCCGGATTGATCACACTCGCCTGGTATAACAAATCTCGGTCGATGCCATGCGAGATTGCCGCAGGCTACGCTGCGGTGATCGCCAGCGAAGAGGATCCGGCAAGGCCACTGAACACTCTGGAAATTGCCGGTCTGGACCGGGTCGCGTCGAGCAGGAAGTGGCGCTACATAACGGAGTGACTCCTCTGGAAGTCGGGCCGGGCAATCGGGTGCAGATTGTGCGTGCGATCACCACGTACTTGGTCGATGCGCAAAACGTCGCGGACGATTCGTTGCTGGATTTAACGACGATGCGCACGCTGCACTATTTTCGCAGGGCCTGCCGCGAGCGGATTTCCTTGCGTTTTCCGCGCGAAAAGCTCTCCCAGAAAACCCCGCCGAAGGTGCGTAGCGAACTGCTGGACGTTTCCTACAAGTGCGAGGAGCTGGAATTTTTGCATCGCATTGACGAATTCAAGGATCGGCTCATTGTCGAGGTGGACAGTCAATCTGTGGGGCAATTGAACGCCGCGATTCCAGCGCCTGTGGTGCCGGGCTTGCACGTCTTCGCCGGTCGTATTGATCTTTATCTGTAAGGAAACGTCATGGCACTGAAAGAATATGCGGGCGCGATGGTGCTCGAAATCGATGGGCTTGAGGTCGAGGTCGTCAGTCTATCGACGACGACGAGAACTGGCAAAAAACCCGTCAAAGTGATGAACCGCAGCCAGCTTGTGGGCGGTTTTGCCAGGGGCATCCAGGAATACGAGCTGCGCGCAACGGTGGCGATCCCGTTTGAGTTGGATTTTGCGTGGGAGAGCATCGAGGGCGCGAAGCTGACGATCTTTCCGGCAAGCCCTGGCGGCAAGCGCGTCAGCTACTTGGATTGCGTCTCGACCGAGATTGGAGAGGAATACAGCGTCGATAACGAGGCAAGGCGCGATATTTCTATGTTTGCGATTCGGAGGGTTGAAGAATGAGTACGGACACGAGCGCGCCCGCGCGCGACGAAGCGGGGTTTGAGCTTGCCACGGGAAGGCTGTTTTTCGGGATCGAGTACGAGGGCAAGCGGCATCACGATTTCACGATGCGACTTCCTACCCTTGCGGACAACATCGCGGCAATCGAGGCATATCCAGAAGCGATTGGAACCAAGCTGGAAATCGCCATGTTCGCGCGGTGCATGGTCAAGCTTGGCGACATCCCGAAGGATGCCATCACGTATGAGCTCTTGGTCAATGGGCTTTTGCCGATTGAGCATGAAGCGATCACGGATGCGATGGGGGTGGTTAAAAAAAAGCTGCTCGACGCGCAAGGCAGCTTGTCCCCTACCGACAAGTGATGTTGTTGTTGGGCAAATATGGGATCGGTGAAGAACGAGTGCTGGCGATGACGGAGCCCGAAATCATAGGGTGGCTGGACGCACACAAGGCATTGCAGACGGCAGCGTTAAACCGCACCAAGCAAGCGTCGCGCGGCCAGTACGTTCAGACCCAGACGACCCACATCCAGAGCCTGCGCAGAAAGCCTAAAAGGTAAGTCATGACGTTGCGCTGCGTGTCGTTGCACGTGATCTTGGTTCGCGCGACGTGCGTCGTGCGATCAACGAGGTTGACCGTGCGGCGCTTTCTTCCGCTCGCGTGCAGCAACGTTCTATCGGGACGATTAGCCGCGCTTCACGTCAACACAATTCCGCCACACTGCGCGACAGTCAGCGCATGCACCAAGCGCGCGAACAATTGGGGATTCGATCCGAAAAATCCATACAACGCGAGATTGTGCGTACGGCGGTTGCGTACAAGCGATTGGAGCAATCCGGTCGTTTGTCGGGACAGGAACTATCGCGCGCAGCTGATGCGGCGACGACAAAAATTCGCCGTCTGCAAGGCGAGATGCGACGCCTGAACACCGCATCGGCTGGTGGCTTTGGTGGTATCGGCAAGGGTTTGATGGCTGTAGGCGGCGGTCTTTTGGCTGGCGCGGCCGTTGCGCGCGCACCGCTTTCCAAGGTCATGGATTACGACCGACAGATTGCCGTCATGTCGAATACGGCCTATGCCGAGCGAGACGCGGCAGGTCGAAAGGCCGGACAGACCGAGATCAAGGCGGCGATCAGTCGCACTGTCCAAACCGCAGGCGGCACGAGAGACGCCGCCGCCGATGCGTTAAACGAGTTGTTCAGCTCCAGCGGTTTATCGCGCGAAGAGGCGTTCAAACTTTTGCCCCAGGTGCAAAGCTTGGCGGGCGAGACGTGGCAAGCCTCGTGGGCGCGTTAAAAGCGCAAGGCATTGCGCCCGATCAGATGGGCGATGCACTCGGAAAACTTCTACACGCGGGACAGACTGGCGGTTTTGGCGTCGAGAACATGGTCAGCCTGTTGCCGCGCATTTTGCAGGCGCAGCGCGAAAATTTTGGGATGGTGGGTATCGCGGGTCTGGAAGCGGCCTTAGCGAACCTGACCGGCATTACGGCATCGACCGCCATGCCGCAGCAAGCCGCGCAGTCCTATGCGGCGCTTTTGAATGCCTTGAAAAATCCGGCGATC